AAGAAGAATGATATTTTTTCTCAAGAAAAAGAAATTGAATTAACTGGTGTTGTAAAATACATAGAAAACAATAAATTAATTAAAAAAAATACACTAATTGGTTTTACTCCAAATAGTGAATATGAATTTATTATAGACAATGAAAGGCTATATAGAGTTCCAATTAAATCAATTTGTATAAAATATGAACGTCAAGGACACGAAAAAGAATATAATCCAAGCTGGACATAAAGCTGTAGAAGAATTAATAAAAGTTGCTAAAGAACCTATTGTTGATTCTGATGATGATATATCTGCTGATAGATTGAAAAATGCTGCAGCTACAAAAAAACTAGCTATATTTGATGCTTTTGAGATTTTAAATAGAATACAAGAAGAAGAAAGTTTGTTACAAAATAAACCTATAGAAGTAAAGGAACAGAGTTTTAAAGGTTTTGCTGAAAGAAGATCTAGATAATGTACGAACAAAGTTTATATAAAATAATAGAACCTATTAAAAAAACTACTATTAATAGATTAAACAAATCTAAAAAATGGAAGTATGGTTATAATAAAGAATATGATATTGTTGTTGTAAGTAAAACAGGGCAAATTGGAGATGTGTATAGCATACAGAATTTAAAAATAGCTTTACCTAAAACACAAAAAGTTTCTAATGAAAACAATAAATGGAAACCACACGAATATCCTAAAGAGCTTAAAAGAATAAAAAGCATATTTGATTGGAAAGAATTACCAGATGAATTTAAACAAAAATGGCATGAATACATTGATAGAGAATTTACAAGACGTGAAGAAGGTTATTGGTTCAATAACAAAGGTAACTCTACTTATGTTACTGGCACTCACTACATGTACTTGCAGTGGACCAAGATTGATGTTGGGAAGCCAGACTTTCGAGAAGCCAATCGATTATTCTTTATTTATTGGGAAGCGTGTAAAGCAGATACAAGGTGTTACGGAATGTGCTATCTCAAGAATAGACGTAGCGGTTTTTCGTTTATGGCATCCGGGGAGACAGTTAACCTCGCTACCATATCTTCCGATGCACGGTACGGAATACTGTCCAAATCTGGAGCCGATGCGAAAAAAATGTTCACAGATAAAGTGGTACCAATATCGATCAATTATCCATTCTTTTTCAGACCCATACAGGACGGTATGGATCGCCCCAAGACAGAACTTGCGTACAGAGTACCCGCTTCGAAATTTACACGTAAAAGACTCGAGTCGAAGGATAAACCCCAAGAGTTGGAAGGATTGGACACCACCATTGATTGGAAAAATACCGGAGATAATTCCTATGATGGAGAGAAGCTCGCACTTCTCGTCCATGATGAAGCTGGAAAATGGGAGCGTCCGGAAAACATCCTCAATAACTGGCGTGTCACAAAAACCACCCTCAGGCTCGGTTCGAGAATAATAGGTAAATGTATGATGGGGTCAACGAGTAATTCTCTTGACAAAGGTGGAAATAATTTTAAACAATTATATTATGATTCAGATGTCACAAAAAGAAATAAAAATGGACAGACTCGTTCTGGATTATATAGTTTGTTCATACCTATGGAATGGAATTACGAAGGATTCATTGATACTTATGGACTACCTGTATTCGACACCCCAAAAGAAGCCGCTATTGGACCTCATGGTGAAGCTATCGACATCGGTGTCGTTGAACACTGGGAGAATGAAGCAGAAGGTTTAAAAAGTAACCATGACGCTTTAAATGAGTTTTATAGACAGTTTCCTAGAACTGAAGAGCATGCTTTTAGAGATGAAACAAAAAATAGTATATTTAACCTAGTTAAGTTATATGAGCAAATAGATTATAATGAAGATTTAAAAAGTAGTGGCATTGTTACAAGAGGTAATTTTCAGTGGAAAAATGGAGTTAAAGATACTGAAGTAAATTTTTATCCTGATATTAAAGGTAGGTTTTATATTTCATGGATTCCTCCATTAAACCTACAAAATAATGTTGTAATGAAAAATGGTTTTAAAAAACCAGGCAATGAACATATTGGTGCTTTTGGTTGTGACTCTTATGATATATCAGGGACTGTTGACAGAAGAGGTTCTAAAGGTTCTTTACACGGTTTAACTAAGTTTAGTATGGAAGATTCACCAGTAAATACCTTTTTTTTAGAATATGTTGCTAGACCACAAACGGCAGAAATATTTTTTGAAGATGTGCTTATGTCTTTAATTTTTTATGGAATGCCATTATTAGCAGAGAATAACAAACCTCGTTTACTTTATTATTTAAAAAGAAGAGGTTATAGAGGTTATTCTATGAATAGACCTGATAAAACATATAACAGATTATCAACAACCGAAAAAGAGGTTGGTGGTATACCTAATACAGGTGAAGATATTAAACAAGCTCATGCTGCTGCAATAGAAACATATATACAGCAACATGTAGGAATAAAACCAGACGGATCATACGGTTCCATGTATTTTAATAGAACGTTAAATGACTGGTCGAAGTTTGATATAAACAACAGAACAAAATTTGATGCTACTATAAGTTCTGGATTAGCTATAATGGCTTGCAATAGACATTTATATACTCCAAGAGCAGATAAAATAGTAAAAACATTAGATTTTGAATTTAAAAAATACGATAACAGAGGATTTTCTTCAAAAATAATATAATTAATGTCAAAACAAATAACAAAAGGACAATTTCCTAGTCAATCAGCTAGTGACGGTGAAAAATCTTCATCTCCTTATGGATTAGAGATTGCAAAAGCTATAGAAGCTGAATGGTTTAAAAGGGACTCAGGATCCGTTAGATACTACGCTAACAGAGACCAATTTCATAGATTAAGACTTTACGCTAGAGGGGAGCAAAGTATACAAAAATATAAAGATGAATTATCTATAAATGGTGATTTGTCTTATTTAAATTTAGACTGGAAGCCAGTACCTATTATTCCAAAATTTGTTGACATTGTAGTTAATGGTATATCAGAAAGAATGTATGATATAAAAGCTTATTCTCAAGATCAAGCTTCTATAGATACTAGAACAAGTTATGTTGATTCTATTGTAAGAGATATGAAAAACAAATCATTATTTGATGAGTTAGAAAATTCTTTTTCTATTAACATGTATAATAATGATAAAGAAACTTTACCAGAAACACAAGAGGAGTTAGAGCTACATATGCAACTTGATTATAAACAATCAATAGAAATAGCTGAAGAAGAAGCAATAAATAATGTTTTTGATTACAACAAATATGATTTATTAAAAAAGAGATTAGATTATGATTTAGCTGTTGTAGGTATTGGAGCTGTAAAAAATAGTTTTAATACATCTGAAGGTATAAAAATAGATTATGTTGATCCTGCAGATTTAGTTTACTCATATACTGAATCACCATACTTTGATGACATATATTATGTAGGTGAAGTTAAAAGAGTCAGTTTAATTGATTTGAAAAAACAATATCCTGAATTAACTAGTGAAGACATTGAAGAAATAGAAGGATCTAGTAATAGTTCTATGTTATATAATAAATCTTATTCTTCATCTGATTCACCGGATAACAATTATGTTTATATTTTATACTTTGAATATAAAACATTTAATAATCAAGTTTATAAAATAAAAGAAACTTCAACTGGTTCTCAAAAATCTATAAAGAAAACAGATGAATTTAATCCACCTAAAGATTCAGAAAATAGGTTTCAAAAAGTAAATAGATCAATAGAGGTTATTTATGAAGGTGCTAAAATAATTGGATCAAATAAATTACTTAAATGGAAGTTAGCCGAAAATATGACAAGACCATATTCTGATATAACAAAAGCTCAACTATCCTATAGCATTGTTGCTCCTAGAATTTATAAAGGTAAGATAGAATCTTTAGTAGGTCGTATGACAACTTTTGCGGATATGGTTCAATTGACTCATTTAAAATTACAACAAGTATTATCTAGAATGGTTCCAGATGGTGTTTATTTAGATGCTGATGGTATAGCTGAAATAGACTTAGGAAATGGAACTAATTATAACCCACAAGAAGCATTAAATATGTATTTTCAAACTGGTTCTGTTATAGGTAGATCTATGACTGGTGATGGTGAATATAATCATAGTCGTATGCCAGTTCAAGAATTACAATCATCTTCTGGTGGACAAAAGATAGCTAGTTTAATTCAATCTTATAATTATTATCTACAAATGATTAGAGATGTTACTGGATTAAATGAAGCAAGAGATGGTAGTATGCCTGATAAAAATGCTTTAGTAGGCTTACAAAAGTTAGCTGCTGCTAACTCAAATGTTGCTACTAGACACGTATTACAAGCTGGATTATATTTAACTTTAAAGACAGCAGAAGCAATATCACTAAGAGTATCTGATGTATTGCAATATGGAAATACAACTCAAGCATTTGTAAATGGTGTTGGTAAATTTAATGTAGCTAGTTTAAGAGAAATACAAACTCTTCACTTACATGATTTTGGTATATTTTTGGAATTAGCTCCAGACGAAGAACAAAAACAAATTCTTGAAAATAATATTCAAATGGCATTACAACAAAAACAAATAGAAATAGAAGATGCTATTGATGCTAGAGAGGTTAAGAATTTAAAATTAGCTAACCAATTACTTAAACTAAGAAGAAAGAAAAAGTTTGAAAAAGATAGACAACTTCAAATGGAAAATATCGAAGCTCAAAGTAGATCAAACGCACAAGCTGCACAAGCTGCTGCTCAGAGTGAAGCTCAAAAAGAGCAGGTAATAATGCAAGGTAAAGCTAAGATGTCAGAAATTGAACATCAATTTGAAATACAGAAGCTTGAAAGAGAAGCTGAAATTAAAAAAGAATTAATGTTTCACGAATTTCAACTTAACATGCAACTTAAACAAGCTGAAACACAGGTGATAAATACTAAAGAAGAATACAAAGAAAATAGAAAAGACAAAAGAACAAAAATACAAGCTACACAACAAAGTGAGCTTATAAACCAGCGACAAACTGGAAAACCACCTAAAGATTTTGAATCTGCAGGATTTGATAACTTAGGTGGATTTGGATTAGAGCAATTTGATCCAAGATAATTTTTTAAATTTTATAATATTTTATTATGTCAGAAATCAAAATGAAATCAGTTGAAGACAATATGTCTACAGCTGAAAAAGAACAAGATTTAGTTGATAAAACTAGTGGACAACAAGAAGATGGTGTTTACAAAGTTGATTTAACTAAACAAACAGAAGAAAAAACCGTTGAACAACCTCCTGCCGAACAAGTGGAAGAAGCTAAAAAACAAGAGGAACCAGTTGAACAGATTAAAGAGGAAGAAAAACAAGTTGAACCTCAAGAACAAGAAGAAGTAATAACATTAATTAAAGAAGAAAAAGATGGCGTACAAGTGCAAGAGCAAGGGCAAATACAAGAAAAGCAGCCCGAAGAAAGTCAAGTCTTACAAGAAGAAGTAAAACTAGAATATCCTGAAGATGTTAAGAAACTCATGGATTTTATGAGTGAAACTGGAGGAACATTACAGGATTATGTAAAATTAAACGTTGATGTAGAATCACTAGGTGATGATGACTTATTGCTAGAGTACTATAAATCAACAAAACCTCATTTAAATAGTGAGGAAATAAATTTCTTGTTAGAAGATAAATTTTCTTATGATGATGAAATAGATAAAGAAAGAGATATTAAAAGAAAAAAATTAAACTACAAAGAAGAAGTCGCTAGCGCAAAAACATATTTAGCTAACGCAAAAAGTAAATACTATAATGACATAAAATCTGGTTCTAATTTTTCTACGGAAATTAAAGAGGCTGTAAATTTTTATGATAATTATAAAAAAGAGCAGAACGAACTAACTGCTCAGCAGCAAGAGTCTAACGAAAACTTTATAAATAAAACTAATAGTGTTTTCAGTGATAAATTCAAAGGTTTTGAGTTTAAAGTCGGTGAAAATAAATTTAGATATAACGTTAAAGATGTTCAGACAACTAAAGAAGCACAAAGTAACATATTAAGTGCATTTGAGACGTTCTTAGATGACAAAAACATGTTGAAAGATGCTAATGGTTATCATAAAGCACTTTATGCTGCTAGAAATGCTGATTCAATAGCAAATCATTTTTATGAACAAGGAAAGTCAGATGCTATAAAGCAAATGTCTTCAGAAGCAAAAAATATTAATATGGATCCTAGAAGGATTGGTCAAAATATAGATGCTGGTGGAATGAAAGTAAGAGCTATAAGCGGCGATGATAGTTCAAAATTAAGAATTAAAATTAAAAAATAACTTTAAAAAAAACAAATTATGGCAATTACATTAGGGAGCGGAACTACAACTCCAGCTCCAGTTAAACAAGCCTTATCAACAAATTACATTGACTTCACATCTTCTGCAACAAAAGGCTGGGCACAACAATATCTTCCAGACTTATATGAAGCAGAGATCGAAAAGTTCGGTGATAGATCTGTTGGTGGGTTTTTAAAAATGGTAGGCGCAGAGATGCCTATGAGTTCAGATCAAATCATTTGGTCAGAACAAGGAAGATTACACCTATCTTATTCAGGTGGTACTTGTGCTGCTGATTCAGGTGGTGCAAACGTTATTTCAGGACTTACTAGTCATGCTATTAGAGTAGGGCAAACAGTGGTAGTGAGCGACGGAACAGATGTTGTTAAAGCTTATGTATCAGCAGTTGGTGCTGCACAAATAACAGTTAAATGTTACACGAACTCTACGGGTTGTGTTGCCGCTGGTA